ATTGTGCGGTCAGGTGAAGCTTTCAGCATACCCTCCACACCCTCAAAATACTGTTGAGTGGTCTCGGCAACGCACTTTATACATTCTGAGGTACCTGCATGTGTCATGGGATAGATGATAGCCGGTAGGCCAATATGCTCCAGGGCCGATTTGGCTTCAGCGTAGCTGGTACAAATTCGTGATTCTTTCTTACGTGGTGTCTCGGTCGCCTTGCGAGAGGACCGCTCCTGATCGGCATGTGCCTCTGCCAACCTCAGTTCCTGCATAGCAATATCCAGGTGCCGCCATGCATTGACAAAATGGTGCTTGGCAAACGTCGTATCATCAAAGTCCAGGTAATCTTTATCTGGGAAGACAAGACCTGCGATAATATCATCGATCAGCAGACAGGCTTGCCCGATGCTCACGATCTCCTCAATCTTGTAAATTGGTTCGCTCATACCTTACCCCAAAAATCTTTACCCTGATCAACCTTCTTGCTTAATGCCTCACACAGAAGCAATGCCTCACACAGCTCACCCTCATACAAAAACGCACACACATCATCCAGGTTTTCCTCATAATGAGTATATTCCTTCCCGGACTTCGGTAATTGTGATCGCAGTTCCTCCGCCAACCGAATCAGTTGGCGGTGATGATGTTCTATGCTCGATACAAAACTATCTAATGATGTGATCATATTTTATCCTTACACAACATTAATGCGGTTAACGATGGTCTCTTTGGTACCTTCCCAGTCGCCCAGCTTTTTGATGGTCATTTTGACCTTGGCGGTCTCACCCTGCTTTACCGGGCACTTACCAAAAGTTTTTACAACATGGCCATCAGCGGTGCGCAGGATCGAGATCAGTCCGAACCCAAATGCAGACTCGAATTCAAACTGACGCAACTTAGTCACTTCAGCGATAACGCGATCACCAGGGCTACCCAGCCACTCATTGACTAGTGGTGCGCTGGCCTCACGGATGATGCCACGTACCAGATTAATCTGGCGGGGGCTAATCTTACCGAAGAACAGTGCGTTCTTGATAATGTCGCGAACGATCTTGTGGATGTGACGGTGCGGGATTGCTTCTGTGATCAGAGCCAGACCCTCATCACCAAAGTTCTCGCGGCGCTCCGCACGGACGCGCTGACGCCATTCGCGGCGGCCAGCTTCCATTGCTGCCTTACGCTTGGCATTCTCTTCACGGCGCTTTACAGCTGCCTTAGCGCGGCGCTGCTCGGCCTGACGATCCTTGACGATCTTGGTAACATCGCTGATCAGCTCGGTATCACCAGTTTTGTTGACGCAATCAGAGCCGACTATGAAACGTGTACCGAATGTATCTTCGATAACGAAGTTCCAGCGGATGCCGGTGCCGCAGTGGTGGCAGGCAGAACCACGGCGATCAAAACAATCAACCACGCGGAAGGGAGCCTTGCCTAGATTTGTTTCTTCGAAAGGATGTGCCATTGTGTTCTCACCTCGCTGTTTCTGTATTTTGTTATATCACAAGACTTTTAAACTCACAACAAGTTTCTTCACGCGACCAGCTAATAAGGAGGGGGCCGAAGCCCCCCGGTTGTTAGGCTGCTTGTGGTTTCCAGTTGGCTAGGCGCTCTTCGAGGTACTTCTTGAACTCTTCCTCACGAGCAATGAGGCCATTGAACTTGCTGATCTCGCCCTTCAGGTGCACTTCGTAGTCGTCGCCCATCTCATGTGTTACGATCTTGTTTTCCTCTGTGCGTTCGACCCTGATCGAGATATACGTGGTCTGGTAAACGTCAACCATTTCGCGCCCCGTATAGTCGTATCGCGTCGGGCGTTCAATGGCGGGCCGGGCTTCGAGAGCGTCCCGACCGCTACGCAGGTGCTCGATCTGAGCCGCAACGCGCGGGATCATGATCTCGATGGCGTCGCTGCCTTGCTCGTATGGAACGTGTCTAGCGCCGAAGCACGAGCCCGTTTGCCAGCCATCTCCTGGCCTCCGATAACCGTGGTGAGCAATAACGCCCTTCTTGGCTTTGATGTCGCGTCCGCAGATTTGGCAAGTTGTTGTCATTGGGGTCTCACTCCTCGCTGCTGTTGGTCCTCATTATAAGAGGAGCAGCGAAAAATGCAACAAGTTTCTTCACGCGACTAGGGAAAAGGTATGTTGAGGGTCGCTACCAGCATCATTGCCACGAAAAGAGTCTGAAAGTATCGCTTCCAAAAATTATCGACCATGATCTATTTCCTTATACATCTATTTATTCAAAATTTTTCAAATGTTTCAGCATGTCTTTGCTGAGATATGGTATGACCTTGAAGGAGCATTCCATCGACTTCACAGTATAATCTGAGAAGACTTCGTTCATATCCTTCTCGACGAACACCTTGGAATCGGCACACCATTTTTCGTTTAGATTTGTATCCTCTGAGTAAAACGGTTCTTGTTGGACAAAAGTACTATGATACTCCATACATTTCTCAGTATCTGTTACGCCATAACATAGCGTTGTTACGATTACCAACCCGTAATACAGTGTATCTGTCATGTCCGTACACCTTCTACTGTTGTAGCCGACATCAATTCATCAATCTGTTCTACAACTAATGTCCCTTTGGGATTAAAAGGATCGGCATGTAAAATCCGGTTAAGCTCTGCTTCTGTCAGCTCACCATCCTGGAAAATATTCCTGAAGACATTATTCTTGCCAGGGTGCGACTGCCAGTGGTGGCCCTCATGGGCACCATAGATTTCCCGGCCCCAATAAAGACCTTCAGCTTTCCCGAATTTCGAGAAGATGAACATTTCTACACTGTCGTTGGCATGAGACAATCCCTTGCCGAATGTGATGTCAATGGCCAGTCCTGCAGAGTGTTGGGATTTGGTTTTGTCAGTATACCCACCGGGCATATTATGAAGGTGACCGAATCTCGCCGCCGAAATCAGACTAGCCTTTGCCATACCGTTTTGCTTGGCATACGCATTATATGCTTTCAGTGCCTTGGCTGCCCGGATCGCTGTTGGGCCGTTCATGTGCTTAATGGAATCGAACCCATTTTCGCGCATGATTTTACCAGAACCTTCCACACCGGCTGCACCACCAACAGAAATGGTTCGCAAATAACTCTTTGCGTTTTCCACAGCCTTAAAATAGCGCTGCTTAATATTCTGCACCGGCTTAGATTTCTGATTTGGTGTCTGTGCCAATTCACGGTATTTCTGCAGCTGTGCTGCCGTGCGACGTACCCACTTCTGAGTATTCATTATGGTGAGATACCCATGTTTCTTCACGTATTTTCCCACGTCCTTACGTGAAATAGTCTCGCCGGTTGTCGTTTCAGCCGTGATGGTCTGTGTTTTGCGTGCGGATCGAGCCACACCGGCAGATGCGTTCTGCGTACCAAAATTAGAGTAATTGGACCCATTCAGGACAGCCTGATGAGACTCATCCAATTTGGCATACAGTAGCGGACTAGCCTGCAAACGCCGCTTATACATCAGATAATTTTTGTACCCACGGGTCGTAAAACGTCGGGTACGTTTTACTTTTTTGGTACGGCGCTTCTTGCCCTTACCAACCTTAATTTTCACTGTGTACTTCTTATACGCATATTTGCGTAGAGGCTGATAATAAGCCCGCGTGAGGTTCTGATTGATATCACTATCGCCCTCGGTTATCCCGCGATTGTATGCTGTTTCCATCAGCATAGAATAATCCTGCATGGTTCCGGTTGGACCAAGCTCGGCCAGTGCCAGTGCATAGAAATGCACCTTCTGAGATCGGCTGAGGCTATGTCCTTTCAGATACTGGCGCTGGCGCGCCAGGGGATTCTTTGTGGAATCTGCCACACTGAAAAAATTGGCCATGAAGGAGTTGGAAATTGTCTGCTCTACATCAGGCAAAGAGACTAACTTGATGTTCGAGAGGGGTGTACTATGTGAGGCAACTGTACATAGTTGTTTACCAGTAAAAACTGATGCAAGACGATCAACAGGCTCGCCCTCTATAGAGGACAAACTCACACCAAAAATTGTCACTATATAAGCCAGACTCGCCCCGCCAGCGGTCTTTATATAAATTCCACCAGCCTCTTGAATCCAGGGTGTCATAGGTGTCATAATGTAAAACCTCGCTGTATTTGAGGCTTCGAAGCATATATTAACCGTGACACCTGTCAATAAAAAATCGTTGGGCTTGGTTACTTTTTTTTGTTCTCCAGATGTTCCATATAGCGGTTGAAGAGGCCGATGCTCCGCCCATAGGCTTCGATCTCCCACGGATAATCATAGTAATGAAGATCGGTGGTATGCACCACCTTACCGCAATATTTGGGCTTGTTGCGGGTATCAAAGTCGCGCAGTTCACCCCTGGCGAATTGTTTTACATGCACCATTTCATGCGCCACGGTCTCCAGGATCGAGGTTTTGTTCATGCCCCGGCGCAAGAACAGATCGAACTCGCGAGGGCGGTATTCATCATCATCTGCGGGGGAGGATAGTCCGTATTCTGCTATATCTGAAAATTGTATCATGATGTAGAGGTTCCTGGTCAGGCGCGGCCCCATCAACATTTCACCATACCATTTGCAGGCATGGTGCAGCTCCTTTCGTCTAATGTCTTCCTCTTTGATTTTTCTGACAGTAAACTTCATTGCCGGTCCAATACAAACTTCTTATACATCTCTTCGTAATATTTATCATACGGCTCCGCAAAAATTTGAGCGCAGGGGTGGTTATCTGGGGTTACCAGAACAACCAGCTGGCTAATCACATTGGCACAATCAGAGCAATGTTCATTCCACATAAATGCATAGGCAGCGGCCTGGATAAAATAGCTCTTGATGCCTGTTAGTTTCTTGGGGTTGGTTGCTGTCTTCCAATCGACAATCGACTTCCGACCATCCCAGACCCCGATACAATCCACTCGACCAGCGGAGAGTAATTTATTCGAATAGAGCGATCCCTCGATCAGATTGACTTCTGTGAGGTACTTGTCTATCTCAACCTGTAGCTTATTGAATGAGTCTCTGGTGAAATGATCGATACCCGAGACCTTACCCTCGATCAGGTACTGTTCACAGACCTCATGGACCCGTGTACCGCGATCTCGCGCCAACTTCATGACAGGGGTGTCAGGAAAATTCACTCCTTTGTAGATCACTGATGTCACACTCGGGACCGCCACACCTGATTGAGGAATGATATAATAGCGATCCCCATTACGATTAAAGCTTTCTAGCTCCAAAACATTCTCATTCTCTAATTTCAAAAGCATTATGAGCCGTATCCCAACCTCTCAGAATGTATAAGGAACTCGCGAACGAGTCCACTCCTTATGATGTCGTCAATTTCCATTTGGATCAAATCAAAGGATGGCATAGATTGACAAATTTGAATCATTCTATGAATATCCATTCGTTCAAATGGTCTCTCCAAGTCTGATTGTGTACTATCACCACTGAACAAATACTTGCTGTTTTGTCCACATCGTGTAATCAAGCTGGAGAATTCGTGCCAGTTGAGATTCTGACATTCATCCACCAGGATGATACTGTTATTGTACGTCGCGCCGCGCAGATAACTCGTTGGGTGAAATTCTACAATTTCCCATGAGTGTTTGAGTATTGCATAGGCATCATCGCGTCCAAGCAGTTCGCCCATTATATCGATATAGGGGAGTTCGAAAGACTCCATTTTCGCGCCAACATTACCGGGTAGATAACCAATCTTTCGTGTCGTCACAGCAGACCTGAATATTTTCACTCGCTCATATGGTGTATTAGGATTCAGTACTGCTTTCAGTGCTAGATACAATAAGACAAATGTTTTACCGGTGCCTGCATATCCATGTACGAACAGGTGATTCTGATGAAACTTTTCAAATATCAGATTTTGATTTTCTGTTCTCGGGGCTACAGGTTTTAAAGAAACTCCACTGTGTGTGGGTGGTTGCTTTAGGTCAATTCCATCATTACGAAGCTTGCGTCTTTGTCTTTTTGAAAGTCTTGTTGACATTATGTGCCTCGTTAGTTGTTGTTAGCGAAAATCGTTAATCTTTCCTCCTCGATTGTTGTGTTTCTTCTTCATCTCTCCTAGCAAATCTTTAAAACCTTCATCGGGTTTGTTTCTTCCTAACCCGCCATCACTAGTCATTGCAGGGAAATTTTTAGTAATATCGACTTCCCAATCGGATTCGGATATGAGTTTTTCCATCTCGGCTATTTTCATAGCCTGAGTGTACTCCTCTCCAGTTTTCCGATTGATAAAATTATACGTTGGCATATATACCTCAATAGTAGTAATCGTCGTCTTCTACCTCAGTAAGTTGATCGATGTTGAGACTGCGTAGCGCATTCTTCAGCTTCTTTTTTTTCCTGCGATCCGTAAATTTTTTGCGTGTCCTCTTATCTGTGACTACCTCTGCATCGTAGTCATCTATCCATTTTTGACTTTTCTTCATGGTAGCAATTCTGGGTAAGCCTCCTTAACTAGTTTGTAGGTAATGTAAGGATAAGGTAATTTCTTATCCTTGGCCGCCAACAACAGCTCTGCATCTGCCGGGTCCAATGTCTCCAGCAGTTCAACAAATAGCTGTTCTCGACGAAGTGGCTGAAGGTTGGGGTTACCACCTTCGATAAAGAGATACAGCCTGCGCGCTTCATGGAACAGGATGTGCTCTTGATCTGTTAGATCATTTTTTCTGTAGGGGGGTACGCCCTCGGGCAACTGCCATTTGATGTTTGGATCGAGGGCATATTGTAGGACCACCTTGAGCGGGTATGATGCATTCTGTCTCAACATCTGTACGCGCACATTCTTACTTTTTTCCTTCGAGATTTTCTTTAGAATCTCGGCAACACCTAGCTTCATTTAAAACTCCGAAATATTTTCCATTAGGTTTTTGAGGTCATGATCGATAAAATAGCGATATAGCTTGCTCCGGTCGCCTTCAGGATTCTTATGGTATGCCTCCACGATCTCCTGGCGGATATTGTCTGGCATCTGTGAGAGGTCGATTAGCATCTTATTGCGTTGGAAATTGCGCTGTAACTCGCGGGGTATGCCGCCAGCAAGCCATGCATTTAGCATCTTGGCAGAGATTGTCTTCTGGCGCTCACCTGAGACCAGAGAACTATCGGGTGTTCTGATATTGGGGATACCATCTCCACGGTCACCACGAATGATGTGCTCTTGTAGATAATGGCTAGGATTGGGATGGGTAATCCACCTTTTGCGCGCAGGATCATACTGCTCTACAAAGGGCTTCAGGGAATGCAGTTGGATAAAATCTTTATCGCCAGATATGATTAGGGCCTTCTCGTTAAAATCCATGTCATCGATAATGACAGAGATGATATCATCTGCCTCCGCACCATATACATCAACAAACTTATACGGAAAGGTCTCTCGCAATTCCTTCTTGATCATATTCATGCAGTCGAATATAACCGGCCAATTTAGGATCGATGCCTCTCGATCTTTTTTGCGGTTGGCCTTATAATAAGGAAACACGTTCTTCCGCCAATAATGCTTGGAGTCAGATGCAATCACCATCTCCCCGTATTTATCGAAGAAGTGATTTCTAATGAGGCGCAGAGAATTGAGGGTGACGTGCCGGATCAAATTTTCATCGAGTTCTTCTTTACTCGAATGTATGGTGAGGTAGGTGTATACGATCTGGTTAAGATCAATAATAATCATGATGCATATAAAATCAGTTTGTGCTCATTCATTCGGCCATTGGCCTCGGTTGACTTCGTTCTCAGTTCATCAAATGCACGCCGTTTAGCTAATTTCCCTCCACCCATAAACTTAGCTAAAAACTCTTGCGGCTTGCGCAAAATCTTAGTCTCGGACTTCACGACATCAATACTGAGGATTGTGGTCCCCCTAACGGTAAAGGAGGTGTTATTCTCGGCAATGAGTCTGGTCAGCTTCTTGTATTTAGTATCGTAGATGTACAGCAGTTCTGAGGCGACGATGTTCTCAGGAGCTATCGAGGAAACCCTCAGATCGTTGTCCATCAGCTTAAACTTGAGTTTGGCTACTAACTGTGAGGCAGACCTAACTTTCTTCCTACGGGGCTTCCTGGGCTTCCTCTGGGTGGATGAATAGGTCTCGGCATCATCAACTATCTTTTGCAGGAATTTCCTGTAGGCACCAAGCTTGCGCTTCCCAAGGTATTCATACCCAGTCATATCCAGATCGAGCAAGAGGGATCGGTAGTAGTCCGCAACGGTCTTACCATTGATGGGCCGGGCCTTCTTATCGACCAGCATCTGGTACGTACCTGGATCAAAATACTTGTACTCCCCCCGGTAGAAATTATCCAGGACTTCTTCAAAGTCATCGAGTGGGAAAATTGGAGGACGCACTATTGAAACCGGAGCTTCTTTCTTGGCGCAATCTATTCGCTTATCATTAATTTTGTCATGGAGATAAATGATGTGCTCTTGCTCAACATCCAAACCACGATTGAGCATCCTGGCAATAGAACACATTGTCATATTGATTTCATTTGTATTCGTGAGTGACAGATCATTCCTATGACAATACTCTGTCAACCATTTCTTGGCCCGTGGAACTTCATAGAAATGGTTGTACCAGTTAAGCGCCTGCAGATAATCAATCGGGGACTCGACCACTGTTGGCTCCGGCCCGAGATATTGCATGTCTGCATTTTTTATTCGTTTTTGTTGTGTCTTGCCCATAACCGTTCAGTTTATGAAGTGGCGGAGATATATGGCATAAAGTCCCAAAGAACCCAACGTCAGGGCCATCACCCCCAGAAATTTACACAGAACATCTAAATATTGGTCGTATTTACCTTTTTCTCTCATTTAGCTTGTTCCTGGCAAATAAACACAACGAATACGAGTAACTAGCCTTCCAGAATCGATCCATTCAGTAGCACAAATATGATACTTTGAATCTTGAGAAGCTCTTACTGAGAAGAAGTCACCATTGAACTCTTTGTTCCCAATTCTGATAGGATCGAATAGCTTGGTGTACCACATCTGATATCCAGGGAAATGCTCTATATTGATAACTGGGGTGCAATCCCTCTCATCACAGCAATCGGGATCATACCATGAGTGCGCCCCGGCAGTTGTTGTCAGCAGTACTATTAGTAATATGATAGAGAAGATCATCCCCAGCCATATATGCCAATCACGATATTTCATTAGCTTGTTCCTGGGATATAGAGACACCGTAGATTCATTTTAGCCGCTGGGGTGTGCTGCCGTTTACCATCTTCATCCAAAAATATATTGTACTTATATGCACAGATATGCATATTAGAATCCTTGGACTGCTTGATTTTGAAGGGGCGGCCATCCTTCTCGCGTATTTTCATTTCTTCATGAGTGATCTTCACGCCACCGAACATTTTGGAATGGTAGATGTTGTACCCATCCCCGTGGTCGACATGATCGACCACATTACAATCCTCGCCGGAACAACACTCCCAGTCATACCAGGAGTGCGCATGAGCAGTTGTTAAATGAACCAACCAAAACACGATGATAACGACCAGGATTGCAAAGAAACCTTTCGCAAATACTTCCCACATATTCATCACATCCTATTAGTGCCCAATTGCCAAACACCGGTATAGGTTTTATCGCCCTCTTTAACCGATACTGCTATGCCGATGATAGTAACCATGCCATGCGGCCCCTTTTGGGTCATGGTCATAACTTTTGTATCCATCATGGCATGTTTAAAGCGCTCTTCAAGAAATGCTTTGATGTCATCAACAAACTTTTTCACCTTCATTGTTTCCAGGTCAACCGTCTTGGTATATCCCAGAATCATATCTCCTATCAAATTTCGTGTCTCGACAGGAAACCCCTCGGTGGTGGTCGCATCAGTCGGGACCAGAAAATACCGCTTGTCGGCTTTCTCCTTAATGACTCTGGAATTTTCTTCAATAACCCTGGACTGTGGCATTTCCTGAGCATTGGCGACAGCCACAAACCACAGAACTGCTATAGTCAACGCAATTGCTATACCTACTATCATATTCATATTCATTACAGCATTCCTTCATACTTTTGTTTATCAGTGACCCACGTCATCATCACGAAGAATTCTTTCTGCCGTATTGGGAACGTGGGGTCTATTGCAACATATGATACTTTAACATCTACAAACTTGTATTTGGTCCCATTTGAATCATCCCAGTCTCGGGTACGAGATTGAACATGATATTTCATCACGGCCAGTACCTTAACATGGTCCTCCATAAAAACCTTGAGGGACTTCTCAGCTTCATTCACTGATTGCCGCCGTATATCTACATAGTCTTCGGCAGCCTCAAATAGAGCTTTGATTTGGTCGGTTGTTTCTCCTGGTGAATTCTTACTCCATGACATTCTGAGTTTTTTTAGATATCGATCTTTGATCTTGATTACTAAGTCAGATATTTCTATTTTCGGTACTACTGTTTTCGATTTAGTTCCGGTGACGCCGAGTAGTGTAAGAAATAATGCAACAAATATTGTTAGTATTGTTATTGTTAGTTGCTTTAGTGACATTAGGGAATGAGTCCAATCTTAATTTTTTTTGTTTGATCTATATTAGAGTGTATCTCATTGAATGCATCAGTTAACGTGTATTTCTTATCTATATGAAACGGCTCTTTACCAATATTCTCCCGGATAATATTGACCTCTGGTAGAGTCAGCTGCCGGAAATTCAGAACGCCATAGCAGCGACCGGGGCGGATCAGAGCAGGATCGATACGATCTACATTACTTAGGTTGGTGGTAAAGATCATCTTCTTGCCCTGGTGGGAGATCAGGCCATCGCTGATGTTCAGGAACTTGGCCATTTGCCTGTTATTATCCTCAGAACGCGAGGAGATCAGGACATCGGCATCTTCCATAACCAATAGGTCAGCGGATTTGTCCGTCATGAACTTGACAAAGAAATCATCCAGCTGAATGACTGCCTCATCAAATGTCATAAAAGTTTTGAGCTTATTGCGGAAGGCAAAGTCACGGACCAGGGAGGTCTTGCCGGTGCCGGGTGTTCCAATCATGACCAGGATAGAAGCATCAGATTTGAGAAAACCCTTCATGTATTTGGTGACGCCACCATTCACGAATGGGTAATAGATATCCTTCACCCGGTTTGGATTCTTATCGAACCTGATTGTCTTGGCAGATAGCCCGCCACTGCCATCACGGAAGAACCAATCAATGGTGCTCTCACGCTTTTTGAATTTCCATTCTTTGTGCTTCAGGAAATCGAATATCTCCTGAAAGCGAGCTTTGTCTCCGGTGATCTCGACCAGATAGACGCTGGTGTTCTCCTCATCCCCATAGCCGCAATTGAAAAAGATGTCCTCACTGACACCAAATACTGTGCGGGAGAATGCAAAGAACTTAATCTGTTTCTCTTCACAGTATTGTTTAATCAGGGCGGTAATAGACTGTACCGTAGAATTATCCTTCTGGAAATTCATATAGGCAAAGTCGGCATTACGTCCGGTCTTGTAATAGTTTTGGAGAAATTCGTAGAAGGCGACATACTTGATACCAGATGGCCCATCAGTTACATCAAAAACAGCGGGCGTCTCAAGCTTAAACATTTTGTAAAGTTTCCCTTGCTAATTTTCTGAGACGCTTTGCCCTGCGCCCATGAAGTTTTCTTGTGTGAATGCACGGATAATTACGCTCATCAGCTTCCATTATAGAACGTGAATAGCCGGGCCACATCATTGCATACTGAAGATCGATATTTGACCAATGGTGATACCTCAGATTCTTTAATCTGTAAAAATGCTCATCTCTGTAAGTGATACTGAGATCAAACATTATAGACAAATTCACCAACCTCGAATTCTTCAGTTTCTATGATGGGACGGACATCCAGGCTCTTCAGGGATTCGAGCACCTGTGCCCAGTGGACCTTGCGCAGCTCCCAGTTATAGAATAGGTCAGCATAGCTCTTCTGGGACAGCAGGCGGCTCTCAATAGACTGTGAGCCCTTTGTCAACTCAACTATACCCTGGTGCAAACATGATGCAAACACCTCCACATGAGCGCGCTTATCCTCATTGAAAGGATACATATAGGTCCAATTTGCAGAGGTCTCAGGCAGCGCAGCCAAATCGCTATGGACACACAGGCATTTACCCGACATGGCCTCCATGAGGCTTATACAGGACGTTTCAGGCCATGTAGAAGGGTAGGCAAAGATATGGGCCTGTTCGACCGCCTTACGCACATCCTTGTTACTAACCGTACCGTGATAATTCATATTCGGATGATCAGCAATCGCCTTGTACAGATCGGAAAACTCGTTGTCTCTCTGATCCCACCCATAAATCTTAAAGGATGAGTACACATTAAACTCGATGTCGGGGTGATCTTTGGTGAGGCGGTCAATGGCATAGTAGGCTACATCCAGACCCCGGTGGGGTGTGGTGTGATAAATCAGTCGTATCTTCTGAAAGTTTTTTTCGATCTTGTCTGGGAGAGGATCGATTGCATTCTGCAGGACCATGCATTTTTCATAGGGTATATTGTAGGCAGTTATGTACTGATCTTTCTGCCAGTGAGACACAAAGATGATCTTCTCGAAGCGGCTCAACCATTGTTTTCAAATGCGGTCTTGGATTCTGGGTCTTGGGGAAGGTCATGGCACCAGAATATTCTGTGTCGATCTGGGTCTAACTCGCGAGGGCGCGAGGGAATAATCTGTACGTGCTCTAATTCCTCGGTGGTAAACTCTTTATCCAGGCGGCGGGCCATGTTCTCAGTACCGCCATTGGCATTTTCATTCACTTCATTCCATGAGATAGGCATAGTGTATCATCCTCTACTTTATTCTCCAGTAACAGTAATGGATTTAATGGATGTCACACTAAACCCCCGCCACGAATCTGTATCCAAATTATAGACTGTGAAAAACGATGTATTAGTGAAGGAGGTGCCTTCACCATACTCCTCTGGTAACCTATCTTCTCTTAAAGTGCAACGCCTTAGCTGAACAGTCTCCCCATTGAGCCGCTGGAAGACGACACTGCAAACATTGTTTTTGAGGAGAGAAAATATTTGATCGGGGTTCCAGGAATCAGAGACCAGTGCTTGATGGTCTCTAATCAAATTCTCATGGTCTCCCAAGTACTCACGATCCTTGAATACTATGGGCAACCTTACTTTTCCGTCGCGAATTTCTTCGGGAAGAAAACTCTTTAGGTGGGTAATATCTTCAGCCGTGTGGAGTACTACTTCTTTATATTCCACACTATGTTCTTTCATATACCGCTTGGCGGTTGTGCAGAAGGGGCAATTGTTGTTGCGCGTATAGATCGTATAGGTCATCATAGGTACTTCCTCAAGAAATATGGTAAGTCCTTGCGCAGTTCCCTTCGGTTGACTGTGTATTCATATAGATTGTAGAGAATTAAGACAGCGATTCCTAACCACACAATGCTGCTTATAAACATTATGATGGTCCACATAAATGTGAGATAGACCATAGATCATCCTAATAGGAGATTTCTCTTAGATTCAATCTCTTCCTTGATATACAGGTCAACTAGCCGGTTTGTGCGTGTTTCATCCAAATTAGGGAATCGCTTCTGCAATTCCTCATGGCAATTAGAGGGGTAGGCAATGCCTGCTCGCTCCAATTCTTTGATGTACATAAAATAATCAGCTTTAGTTTCTATTTCCATTATAGCACCCCGCAAAGTGATCCTAGTTAAAAAGAGAAGCGCGACTGGTGCCGTGCTCCTCTTACTTATTGTACTCTATTTTAGACCTTTGGTTTGGAACCAGTGTCCTTCCAGCTCTCAAACTCTTCATCATCATGTGTCTCTTCATATTTCGATAGTTTCACCCGTGAGTCGAATCCGTTTGCGTGCAGTACATCAAGGATAAAATTCTTCAAAACGGCGTGCTGATTAGCATAGTCTAGTGTTTGGAAGAATTCATCTTCATTCTCGACGACTTCTAAATGTAGTAGCCATTTTTTCATCTCTGAAGCTCCTGTTTAATATCTTACCACCACAGCGATCTGTAGTAACGTGCAAATAGTTTTAGTCCCTCATCAATTTTTTCATAGTAATCATTCAACCCATTATTATCAATATCATACCGACTTTCCAAATCCATCACATCAGCATCAGTATCTTTGATCTTGAAGAAAGATTCCTCGCCAGCATAATCACCTTTGACCTCGCCAAAGGACCAAATCATTTGATCTATGATTCCTTCCCATTTCAGGAGGGCTTCATTGTACATTTTCTCGTGTAGTGCCTGTGCCTCTTCTTCTGTCATAGCCGATACATCCACAGGATCAAGAAAATCAGAAGGCACTGCTCCCTTCTCTTTTACGTCTTCTTTAAATGCTACCAACACTGGATGAATAACCAGAGCTAGCGTATTATCGGCACTGTATGTATCCCAAGGATGCACAGCAACCTTTTCTATCCTGGGCTTCTTGGCCCGCTCTGATTTATAATTTCCGATGCGTACTTTCATTCGGTTTTCTCCTTAGTCGCCGCTGCGTTTGAAAAGATCGTCTGCCCAGTTGCTATAGATCATCGTTTTACCTTCTTTGGTACGACAAGCCCAGCGCCCATCATGGGTCTTATAAACACGCATGGCACCTTTGGCAGTGCATCCATAATAAAAGTTCCAGGGAGGCGTATCGCCATTTCCGACAATGTAGGGATAATCAGGTTTGAAGAATGCGGCCAGGAAAAATAGAAAGGCCGCAATTCCAAATCCCCATAAGAATATCTTTTTGTTAGTCATCTTGTGTCCAGACTCTGCCATCTTCGAGCTTGCAGGCCCAGCGCCGATTGTGGTCGCGATAGATGCGGAATGCCTTGGCTAGCTCGCATTTTTCTTTGAAGTATTTGGTAGGGTATTCGCTGCGTTGTTCCCAAGGCATTCTCCAGTCACGCTGCTCATTATCAAAACTTCTGAATGCCATTAACAACAAGAACAAACCAACAATCCCAACCAAGCCGTAGGTTAGTAATTTTTTATAGTCCATCGGTATTGCTGCTTTCTGTGTTCGACTTAATCACTATGGTTGTGCCATCATCTGTTGTTCTGCGAAGTTCTCGGCGCTCATCGGTGGTCATACCAATGCCAGTCTTCTCAGCCAGCCAGTCATTGATCCATCGCAGGTTCTTGAACGCCCAGACACTTCCGAAAAAGAAAACGGCCAGAGTAGATACGATTTTGAAAAAATCTGCTTCCATGGGTCCCTCCTATAGGCCGATAAATTTGTCTAGGAGCACATCAGAATACTTCCACCAAACGGCGGCGAGTCCCAAACCAATACCGATTGCAGCCGCCAAGCGCATTGTAAGGCGCACGGGCTTAGGTTTTCTGGTAGATTCGGTCATGCTATTCTCCTCGATAAAATATGGTTCACACCTATTTATGGAAATCAGTGCTTTGTGAACTCATTATCGGGGATTACATAGTGTACACTATAGACGTATTTTCTATTATAGTCTGTTATTCGCCCTTTGAGTTCTTCCAGCCGATCATAAACATCATCATCGACCCCCGAACCCATCTCATATAACTCATTGACCTCATCTCTTAGGTCTAGGTACTCCTCCAACAAGGCTTGGTATTCCAGAGCTTTTTGATTGCTCATTTCTTATTTCTTTTTCTCCTCCATCGTGCCAACCGCTTTTTGCTTCCAACTTTCCTGCGCCCGGATCGGGGTCTATTTTTATGGGGGTGTGGCGATGTACTATCCTCCAATTACAAAGCTGCCATGCAACTTTTTTGCTTCACTCAAATATGCAGGGGCATTATTCAACATCACTCCCTTGCTCTAGATATACTTTATCCATTTTTTTCTCCAGGTCTTCGATGCGGTTCTCAAGCACGAAACCCAATACAAATATTACCAACAGCGTTCCGAAAAACGCTGCCCAACCTGTTCTAGTCATAGCATTTCATACCCTTCATTATCTAGCGTGTAGAACACATTCTCGATTCCGAATGTGCAAATGGCCCGCTGACACCCCTCACAGGGCCGGGCTAGTCCTGATATCTTCCTGGCTCGTCCTCCATCCTCCCACTTCATCCTGGCGACATACAGCTCTGCCTTGCGCAGTAAAACTATGTCTGTGTATTTAAGGGCGTTTTTAATGGCATCGATCTCAGCATGAAGGTATATACAGTCTCTGTGTTTGCCGAATCGTGCCTGGAATGGGTGGGTTTTATAGCTATTGTGCCCGAGAGCTATCAGACTGTGACGTAGATATATCGCCGCCGCAATTTGCGTTCTGTATACCGGCGGTGAGTGACTTGCTACGTCACATAGGTCTGACAATCTCTGGTCTATCAAGTCCATGAACTTTGTTTTTTGCCTCTGTGGCCCGCTCGATAATTGATGCCATTAGCACCGCATATGCAAACAGACCAAAAACTAAGCCGATCATGAATATAGCTTCTTTCATCACAAGGAAATCCCAAAATGCAGCATGGCTGCTAGCAGTCCACCTATAGCCAACAAGATAAAAGTGAGCGTTATCGTAACCCCGATATCTTCCTTATCTCGTATGTATCTATTATATTTCTTATAGGCTTCAAACTCCTTGTGGAGTTTTGATACTTGCTGTTCTAGCTCATGTTCCCGTTGTGTCTTCTTTGTGTCCATTTTTAAATAACTCCCCTAAATCTGGGGGCCGGTAATTGGCCGACTTTTGGACTTTACCATAACTATTGTAGATGGGTTTACCATCATCATCAAGTTTGCTCATATTACTCTCATGAATTAATTCAAATGCGCGATCTAAATCGACGCCCATAGTAACCCCAGTGCCGTACACAACATACAGCAGATCAGTTAATTCTTTCGCGATCTGATCAGGATCGCCGCGTTCCATAGCTTCCATAACTTCGTGATACTCTTCATGAATAAGCCGCAGACGAAGAGGAAAATCACCGCTATAAGGATTACTAGCATCAAAACTATCTCGATGGCTAAGTCCAAAAGCTTCATGAAACTCCCGTACCTTCTCGTAGTTACTTTTTCTTTTTTCCATTCTGTCGCGCTTCCCAATGTTCGCATCTGAAGAACTCATTTACTACTTTTGGATACCAATGTCCCTTGACCTGTTCTTGATTATGGCACAGGCCAGTTTCTTGTAGTTCTGAGAAGAATGAGTATTTGCAATTTAAGCAATACTCTTCATCTTTTGCATCTGTTTTGGATGTCTCAATAAGATCATCCACAATGTCTTTTGTTGCCATCAAACCTGATGTGTTACTTCGTGTCCATTATTTAGACACCGAACGCTCTGAGTAACAAAAACAGGATTATCAAGCACACAAAAAGCAATACATGATTGTGGAAGTCTCGCGGGCCTTCTGGGCGTTTGAACTGATCCCAGAAGTTTTTCTGATTACGTAACATTCTTTACCCTCTTATATCAGGCGGGCCGCATATATACACATACCCCAGAATATCACTGCAAAGTACAATACCACCAGGGTTATGCCTATTTTAGTCAGTAGCCATAGCAAATTGCCTAATTTTTGCCAGCCGGTCCAATCACTCGCCATCTCACTCCTCCATAATATACGGACCCATTTGTCTACCCTAAAATTTTGGCCTTGTCAATACCACTCACCGGGCTCCTAACACTAAATATAGTATATATTTCATATAGTTAGGAGAGAATTCATGAAAAAACTTCTACTAGTTCTAGCTGCCACCGCTACACTAGTGGGTTGTAGTGATTGGACCGAACGCGGCTACTGGGACTGGAATCGAGAACGCGACAAAACACGCTGGGAACTCGAAAAAGATTCGTACCTACGCAACAAATCCGACAAACCCACTGTTGCGCTGCGGGATATTGCCAGTGTTTACGAGGACTTCAATCTCGTCATGCCAAATGGTAACCGTATTCGGGTGTGTTCTGCCTATGGGTGTACACACAAACAGGTATACAGAATATCCGCTGATACGCTCAGGAAGGCCAAAAGCTACTTCTCCGGTAGTTGGACAGCCAGCGGCGAGAGAAGCGGCCTGGAGAAGGCTCTACAGCACATTGAGACGGTCATGGGACCAGCTACTAACACTGCCGAAGACGCTCAGGGCGGTCCTCTCTTTGGTAATGGGAATTCTGGTCAGATGAATCATAGAGATGAGGCACTGAACACCACATCCATCCTGATGGTTATGTTCCGGTACGGACTAATCCGTTACCACGACCTCGAAGCTCCAATGTGGGTTGGCGGGACATTCTATCCGATCCTGCGTGATCGTAGCAATGGTAAGAGATATGGAATTGATACTGGCTATCGCTCCAGCGGTGGCGAGGTCAAGATTTTTGCCGTGGAAGATGGCGCGCCGTAACTTTCACAGCAATCCAGGAATTATACCACTCTTCACTTAACAACACATCGTTTTCAAATTGGAACTTCGCCTCATAATAAGATGCCTCCCCAAGGGTCTTACAGAGGCGGAGTATTTCCCGTTTGAAATTACCTGCGCCTTGGCGCTCCACATCTTCACAAAGGAGGTTGTTTGAACCATAATAGGTTTCCCAGTCCGATGGACTTTGGACTTTTCTTTTTCGGGATTTACCTTTTAATGGTGGCTTGGTTCTTAATTTTGTAAAGCGTTTTTTACCAATATATTTGCGTCCATCATCTAGATTCGTGATCAGGTACACAAATGCCTTGTGGTCACCGATGTCGCTCGCCTGAAATTCCTTGCCTTGATATAGCCACATAGTAAAATACCCCTAGAATGAACGCCTAGAGGTATTTATACGTATTACTACTATTTTGCTGACTTGGTTAAAAATAGTAGTAACGCGATTGGAGCGGGGTTTACTGTCAACAGGCTATCTCCATAGTTGTATGAACCATATTCACCGGATCATCCATCGGAAAATGGATATTGTGGGTCTCCTTATCCGTCCTGATATAAATCCTCACCATCCTATTCGTCATATCATAGTAGTGCAAGGTCTTGATCACCTCTGCATCATTATTACTCAGGTTCTTCAGATATCTCATTATGAAGGTTTCGAAGCGGCGGGCATCAAATCCACCATCAAGCTGCTTCTCGAAATCCTTCTTGATCTTCTGGATATTCATTTTGGTGTGTCTCCATATATTCAAGTAGTTGTTTGCTAAACATCCAGTTTACGGTAATACCTAATGGCCACCCATAGGCCGCAAACAATAGTAACATATATGCCAGCAGACGTGATGACATACTAAAGCTCATTAGGATGCGCAAAGTTTTGTTCTGTAGATGTTCAAATATATTGAGCAGTCTAATGAATATAACTGTAGAAACTATGATGTAAAGCGTCACTAAAACTGAGATCATTCTTCCCCGAAATCTTCATCCTCAACAATGTCATCATAGAGTTCGTCGCTGTAGTAGCGCTTGTCTATGATGTTATCAAGCGCTTCGGATTCGCCATAGCAGTCATCAACATAGATATCGATATCGTAGTCCTCAAAGACATTCAGTAGATCATCATATAATAATTCTCGATTTTCAGCGGGCACATTCTTTTCCACGGCTTGAATAATTTCGTGGAATATGCCGCTCTCTCCAGTAGGTTCTTTCTCCATTGGTTACTCCTTATGCTTCGCATCCCGTTGCAGCTGTACATGCCAAAGTTTGAGCGCCCTCCACATTATCTTCGTTCTCGATCAGTGCTCCCCAATCGACATCACTGGGCATATCTTTCATCATTGCATCATACTCTTTCTTATCAATCTCCTCGTATGGTGCCTGCCTATATGTCCC